GGGTTAAACGACCTTGTCTCTGGTTTTCCCACCATTCAAACATCTCTGCTTCCTCCATTCTATGTAAGGCTCCAAGAGATTCATTGTCTCCCTTCTTCTCTATACGGTTTCCTGACTTTGTCATTACCAATAGATAAGGTCTCTTGCTAAATCCACACTTGTGGTATCCGCAGTCAACCTTTCTAGATTTGGCATCACACAAAGCACAGTGACTACCGCACGATGAAGATCGTTGATGGGTGGCTACTTTGCATTGGCTGTTATGTGTTTTAGTAGCAAACAGGTAAATCAATGCATAAAAGACTGTTGTTATGCAGGCAACTATGATAAAAAATCTTAACTCTGGGTCAAGATCATACCACATGTTTGCAAGCAAACCGCAGCGAGGCTTTCCGTAAACAGGTCCTTCATAATATTCAGGATTTATATACATCTTGCCTTCTTCCTCATACATCGTATTTTTAATTATCTCATCTTGGAGAAAACCTTCAATTTCAGTGGCTTTTTCCAGTTCGATTAAATCTGTTTGATTATTATAACAATAAGGATAAGTGTGAACCACGTATGTCTTTAAATCCATATCAAATGGTTCCATCATTTCTGTTAGCTCTTCGTCTAATACTGATGCATCAAATTTCTCTGCACTCTTAAATGAATGTTTCATAACCATCCACTGAGTGTTAAGTTTTTGACTTGACACCTTTCCTTTCAAGTATGCTAGGACTCCGATTGAAGTAATAATTCTCACTATTACAACGGGGTTCTTGCATTTCTTTATAATTCCAACTACGTATTGATGAACGTTATCCGCCGAGCAAAAACCTGTTATACAAGCAAATGTATTTGCGACTATCGTCACACAGGCTGTAATTATGCTGGCTTCTTTTAGCGACTCGTCTTTGCTGCGTTTGGTTTTTAGCCATGCGACAAAACGAGGCAGTACCATCCAAAAAGCTGTAAGAACTGTTGCTGCCAAGGTTATTAACATACCTATTTGGCAGGGTCGTCTTAGCAATCCGAATGCGTACCTAATCATGAGAGCCCAAGATTCCAATGCATGTGTCACTTTCGTGACACCATCTGCTAATTTCTTAGTATTTGTACCAAATTCCCACCAATTTTTAAGATGGCTTGGCTTTTTGGTTGCAGGGATAGGGGCAGGTAATATTTCCTCTTCTTCTTCTTCTATCTCAGATTCTTCAGCAATGATTCTCGCTGGTAGAATGTCTGGTAATAGAATACCGAGGCTTGACGTTATCATACCTGTGGATTCTTCCCATTCCCACTGGTTTCTTGGTTTTTGGGCTGCTATGTATTCACAAGTTAATGTGAACTCACGGTACCCGCCGTAGGTGAAAACGATTGGTCCAGCAATCGTCGTCTCACCATGGTAGACGGCCTTCTTTTCGCGTAACTCTTGTAGGTTTTGCGCAAGAAAGCGTCTTAAATTGTAGTTTCGACGGAAGTAAGTTGTGTCCAATATTGTGTCCAATCTTGTCCATAATTCACTCCCAGACGGCCCTGGAGGTAGTTCTGGCTGAGTCGATCCAAGAGAAGAGCGTGTTTGAATAACATTTCTGTCGTCATCATTCCGCCCCATATCTCGGTCCGTTTCTGTAACACTCCTAGCTTGATTAGTTCGTCCTCCACTCCGTAGATCGCACGGATCAGAGTGGTTTGTGTCGGATCTATCGGCACTAGTTGAGTCGTCAGCATAGATATCACTTGTTGTTGTTGCATCTATAATTTCTTCCATAAC